CCCTAGCGGGATCACACGGCGCGGATTCTATGCCTGCGGGGTCAGTGTCTGTTCTTAGTGTGGGGGATGGGATGGAAAAACCAAAAAGCAATCTTCCTAACTCTTCAGACCTGAGGGTCTGGGTCGTGGTGACCTGTAAGCAGGCCCAGGAGGTCAGGGCGCGGGGGGAGCTGGAGCGGCAAGGGTTCGACGTCTACCTGCCCATGCGGCTGGCATCGATCCGCCGGGCGGGCCGGTCGAACGTGCGGGACCTGGTGGCGCGCCCCTTCCTGCCTGGCTACCTCTTCGTGAGGACGTCCCTGTCCCTGGGCGACTGGCGGCGGATCTGGTCCACCTTCGGGGTCAAGGGTCTGCTGGGCTCGGAAGAGCGGCCGGCGGCGGTCCGGGACTGGGTGATCGACCGGATCCGCGATCAGGAGGAAGGCGGGTTCATCAAGCTGGGCCTCGCCCCTGACGCCCCGGTCTTTCCCAAGGGCGCGCGCGTCCAGGTCAGCGGCCTCGATGGCGTCGAAGGGTTGTTCGTCGAACAAATTGACGACCGCCGCGCTTCGATCCTAATCTCGCTCTTAGGGCGCGATTCGCGCGTCACCGTTGATATCGGCAAGCTCCGGTCAGCGGGTGCGAAGTGAACCTCTTCGCCACTTCGGCGCACTCGACCCTGTCCGGGCCGGGTGCGGTAGCCGTCCAGCCCTACGCCTTTCCCCATTCCTGCGGCCCTGCCGCTCCGAAGCCTTCCTGGGCACCTCTCTCCCGACTGGCCGGCGCGCTTGATCCTCTTCACGCGCGCCGGTCTTTTCTTGTCGGGGTCACATGGGTCGCCTGAGGACAGTGAAGCCAACCCTCGGTAGCCTTCCGCCCAGGCTGGGCCGGCTCACCGACGACCACGGCCACAGCCGGACCCTCGAGCCCTGGCGCAAGTGGTACAGCCTCGCCGCCTGGTCCCGCCTGCGCCTCGAGGTCATGATCCGCGACGGCTTTGAGTGCCGGGCCTGCCAACACATCGACCCGACCGCCCGCCAGCTGGTCGCCGACCACATCCTGCCGCACCGCGGCGACCGCGCCCGCTTCTGGGCCGCCTCCAACATCCAGACCCTGTGTAAGCCCTGCCACGACAGGGTGAAGCAACGCGAGGAACGGGCAAGCGCACAGGGGAGGGGGGGGTCGAAACTCTGAGGCCCCCTGCCTCGGACACCGGCCCTCCCCCCATTCGCAGGTTTTTTTCTCGATGAGCGACAATCCGGACCCGGTCGATCTGTTCGGGGACCCGTGGGGCGAGCCCCGGGGCCGCGGCGGGCGCAAGCGTCACCGGAGGCTTCCGCAAGTCGCTGAAAAGATTGGGGTTATGAGGGCGACGGGCGCGACGGTCGAGGAAGTCGCCTCGGCCATCGGCCTGTCGGAGCCGACCCTGCGCCGGTATTATTTTCGGGAACTGTCCCAGGGCGCGCAGATCGCCCGGCGGGTCCTGGTCGAGGCCATGTGGAAGAAGGCCCTGGAGGGCAACGTCTCTGCGGCCAAGTTCATCCGGGACGAGTTCCCGAAGGGTGACGCCGAGGCCTTCGTCAACGCGAGCCGGCCCGCCGCCAGGCAGACCGGCGCCACGCCCCTGGCCACGCCGACCGGCAAGAAAGAGGCCGCCCAGCTGGCGGCGCAGACGGCCGGGCAGGGCACGGACTGGGGCGACGACCTGCTGGCCCCGACGATCCAGTGAACGCCTTCACCAGCTCGGGCGCCTGGCGGACCGCCTGCCCGGACTGGGCCGCCAGGCTGATGGCCGGCGAAAGCCTGGTCCCGGACCTGCCCCTGTTCCCGGCCGAGCGGGACAAGGCCCTGCGGATCTTCGACCGCCTGCGCCTGCCCGACGTGATCGGCCAGCCGCCCATGGCGGAGGCGGCCGGGCCCTGGATCCGCGACATCGTCGCGGCCCTGTTCGGGTCCTACGACGCCGCGGTGAACCGGCGCATGGTCCAGGAGGTCTTCCTCCTGGTTCCGAAGAAGAACGGCAAGTCGTCCTACGCCGCGGCGATCATGGTCACGGCGATGATCGTCAACCGCCGCCCGAACGCGGAATACCTGCTGATCGCCCCGACCATGGAGATCGCGGGGATCAGCTACAAGCAGGCCGAGGGGATCATCAAGTCCGACCCGGAGCTGCAGAAGCTCTTCCACCTTCGGGAACACCTGAAGACCATCGTTCACCGCGCGAGCGGCGCGGAACTGAAGATCAAGGCCGCCGACACCGACGTCATTACCGGATCGAAGTCTACGGGCATCCTGATCGACGAGACCCACGTCTTCGCCAAGAAGTCGAACGCCGCGGACATCTTCGTGGAGATCCGCGGGGCCCTGGCCGCCAGGCCGGACGGCTTCCTGATCCAGATCACGACCCAGTCCAAGACCCCGCCCTCGGGCGTCTTCAGGGCCGAGCTGGAGATCGCCCGGGACGTGCGGGACGGGGCCCTGAGCCTTCCGCGCCTGCCCGTCCTCTACGAGCTGCCCGACGACGTCGCCCAGGGCGACGGCTGGAAGAACCCGGCGGTCTGGCCCCGGGTGAACCCGAACCTGGGCCGCAGCGTCGACATCCAGTTCCTGCAGAACGCCCTGGTCACCGCCGAGCGGACGGGGAAGGACGCCCTGGCCCTGCTGGCCAGCCAGCACTTCAACGTCGAGATCGGGATGGCCCTGAGGGCCGACCGCTGGATCGGGGCCGAATACTGGCTGGCCGCGACCTCGCCCGACCTGGTCGAGCTGGACGATCTGCTGGCCCGTTCGGAAGTGGCCGTGGTCGGGATCGACGGCGGCGGCCTGGACGACCTGATGGGCCTGGCCGTGCTGGGCCGCGATCGCGAGACGCAGGACTGGCTGCTTTGGGCGCACGCCTGGGCCCACCCTGAGGTCTATGAGCGGCGCAAAGAGATCATCCCCCTGCTGGAGGGGTTCGAGGCTGCCGGCGAGCTGACCCGCTGCGAGCGCCCGACCCAGGACGTGGTCGAGGCCGCCCAGCTGGTCGCCCGGGTCCGCGACGCGGGCCTGCTGCCCGAGGCGGCCGGCGTGGGGCTGGACCCTCAGGGCGTGGCCGCCCTGGTGGACGCCCTGGCCGAACGCGACATCACCGGCGACCAGGTCGTCGGCGTGCCCCAGGGCTACCGGATCTCGGCGGCCATCTGGGGAACCGAACGCAAGCTGGCCGACGGGACCCTGAAGCACGGCGGCCAGGACCTGATGGCCTGGGCCGTCGGGAACGCCAAGGTCGAGCAGCGCGGGAACGCCGTGCTGATCACCAAGCAGGCGGCCGGGAAGGCCAAGATCGACCCCCTGATGGCCGCGTTCAACGCGGTCGCCCTGATGTCGCGTAACCCCCAGGCCCGCGTGGCGCCGGAGATCATCTTCCTCTGATGGCCAGCCTCCTCGACAGCTTGCGCACCTGGTTCAGCGGCGGAGCCGCGCCCGCGCCCAAGAACGCCGGTTCCTGGGAAGTCCTGACCGGAAGCATCTTCGGCGACTCCCTCCCGACCTCGGGCCTCCCGGTCCTGTCGGAGAAGAGCGCCCTGACCGTCTCGGCGGTCTACGCCTCGGTGAACCTGATCGCCGGGACGATCGCGTCTCTGCCCGTCGAGATCTATGCCCGGGCCGCCGACGGCGAACGGGACCGTCTGCACAATGACCGACTCTGGTGGATTCTGAACGAGGAATGGACCCCTCGCTGGTCCGCCTCGGCGGGGTGGGAGCATCTGGGCCAGTCCCTGCTGCTGCGGGGCGACGCCTTTATCCGCATCCGGCGAGACCCGAATGGCGGGCTGACGGGCCTGGAGCCCTTGGCCTGGGATCGGGTGACGCCGGTCGTCACGCCGGGCGGGGCGCGCCTGGTCTACGAGATCCTGCCCGATCCGACCCTGCCGGCGACCCCTTCCAACCTGCGCGAGGTGATCGACCAAAGCGACATGATTCACGTGCCCGGGTTCGGGTACGACGGCGTCCGGGGCCTGTCGCCCCTGCGCGTGGCCCTACGCCTGGCCGGGCCGGTTTCCAGCGCCATGCAGGAGTATTCGGCGCGGTTCTTCTCGAACGGCGCCCGCCCGGACTACGTGCTGACGACGGACCAGAGCCTTTCGCCCGAGACGATCGACAGCCTGCGGGACCAGATCCAGAACCGCCACGGCGGCCTGGAAAACGCCCGCCGGCCCATGGTCCTGACCGGGGGCCTGAAGACTGCGCCCCTGTCGGTCCCGGCCGACGAGATGCAGCTGCTGGAAAGCCGGAAGTTCGCGGTCGAGGAAATCGCGCGGATCTACGGGGTGCCCCCGTTCATGATCGGCCACAACGAAAAGACGACCAGCTGGGGAAGCGGGGTCGAGGCCATGGGCGTCGGCTTCGTCCGCTACACCCTGCGCCAGCACCTGGCGAAGATCGAGACCGAGCTGAACCGGAAGCTGATCCGGACCAGCCGCCGGGTCCTGGCCTTCGATACGACCGAGCTGGAGCGGGCCGACTTCAAGACCCTGCTGGAAGGCTACCGGATCGCCCTGGGCCGAGCCGGCGAGCCCGCCTTCATGACCGTCGAGGAGGTCCGCGAGCGGCTGAGCCTGAAGCGCCAGCCCGAGACGCCCTTCCCGACGACCGCCCAGGCCGCGCCGACGCCGGCGGCGGAACCTGACCCCCTCGACCCGGCCCAGCCGGAACCGACCTCCGACGGAGCCTCCTGATGCGCCAGCTGCACCGCCTGATCCAGGCCAACCGGGGCCGCGGTTCCTTCCGCGCCGAGGCCAACCGCCTGGTGATCTACGACGTGATCGTCGCCTCGGATGCGGACGCCGCCTGGCTGGGCGGGGTCTCGGCCGAGGCCTTCCAGCGCGAGCTGCGCGCCATGTCCGGCGACGTCGAGCTGCGGATCAACTCCCCCGGCGGCGACGTCTTCGCGGCCCGGGCCATGGCCCAGGCGATCCGCGAGCATCCCGGCAAGGTGACGGCCTACGTCGACGGCGTGGCCGCCTCGGCCGCCAGCCTTCTGGCCGTGACCGCCGCCGAGACCGTGATGGCCCCGGGCTCGATGATGATGATTCACGAGGCCTGGACCATTGGCCTGGGCAACAAGGGCGACTTCCTGGCGACCGCCGCCCTCCTGGAGAAGATCGACGCATCCATCGTCGAGACCTACCAGGCCAAGGCCGGCGGCGAGCCCGAGGCCTGGGCCGCCGCCATGGCCGCCGAGACCTGGTACACCGCCGCCGAGGCCGTGGCCGCCGGCCTGGCCGACCGGGTGTCGGAGGCCAAGCCCCCCGCCGCCCAGGCCGCCTGGGACCTCGGCGTCTACGACAATGCCCCGGCGGCGGAGACGGTTCAGGTTTCAACCGAAGGTACGCAGGTCACCTGCCAGCTCGCCCAGGGCGAAACGGTACTGACCACGACGCCCGCCCCTGAGCCGGCGCCCGTCCAGGCCGAGGCCGCCCCGCAATTCGAACACGAGCAACGGAAGCGCCGCCTGGCGGTCCGCCTGCTCTCCCCTGCTGCCTGAGCGCCTCCGGCGCAAGCAGACACCCTGCCGGGAAAGCCCCCGGCTTTTCCAGGAGCCCACTATGACGAAATCAATCCAGGATCTCCGCGAACAGCGGGGCGCCATCGCCATCGAGCTGAACGCTCTGATGGAGAAGACCCAGACCTGGGGCCCCGAGGCCCAGGCCGTCTACGACACCGGCATGGCCAAGATCGACGAGATCGACGCCAGCATCCGGCGGATCAGCGCGTTCAACGAGAAGGTCGTCGCCGACGCCCTCGACTCCCGCGTGGCCGAGGCGTCCGCCCGGGCCGCCCACGACGGCGGGAATGTGAGCGCCGGCCGGGCGGTCTATCAGAAGTGGCTTCGCGGCGGGGACGCGGTGATGGACGCCGCCGACATGGCGGTGATCAGGAATACCATGTCCACCACGACCAACTCGGAAGGCGGCTTCACGGTCGCGACCGAGGTGGCCGCCTCTATCCTCGACGCCCTGAAGGCCTTCGGGGGGATGCGGTCCGTGTCCGAGGTGATCCAGACCGCCAGCGGCAACCCGATCAACTTCCCGACCTCTGATGGTACGAGCGAGGAAGGCGAGCTTATCGGCGAAAACGGCACGGCGACCGACCAGGATCCGGTCTTCGACATCCGGACCCTGGGCGCCCGGAAGTACAGCTCCAAGACCGTCGCGGTCCCCTTCGAGCTTCTCCAGGACTCGGTCATCGACGTCGAGGCCTTTGTCCGCAATCGCCTGGTCACCCGGCTGGGCCGGATCACCAACAAGCACTTCACCATCGGCACCGGCACGGGCCAGCCCCGGGGCATCGTCACCGCCGCTACCTCCGGCAAGGTCGGTGCGACGGGCACGGCGACGAGCGTGACCTACGACGACCTGGTCGATCTGCAGCACTCGGTCGATCCGGCGTACCGCGACCAGGGCCAGGCGCGGTTCATGATGAACGACGCCTCGCTGCGGAACGTCCGGAAGATCAAGGACACGACCGGCCGCCCGATCTTTGTTCCCGGCTACGAGGTCGCCGACCGGGGCGGGGCGCCGGACATGCTGCTGGGCTCGCCGGTCACGGTGAACCAGGACGTCGCGGTGATGGCCGCGAACGCCCGGTCGATCCTTTTCGGCGACTTCAGCTTCTACAAGATCCGGGACGTCATGGACGTGACCCTCTTCCGGTTCACGGACAGCGCCTACGCCCGCAAGGGTCAGGTCGGCTTCCTGGCCTGGATGCGCTCGGACGGCAACTTCGTCGACGTCGGCGGCGCCGTGAAGTTCTTCCAGAACTCGGCGACCTAAGCCCAGCCGCCCCCTGGGGCGATGGTCGCCGACGGCGGGGGCGGGTTCGCCCGCCTCCGCTTCCCCTTCCTGACATCCTGAACGGAGAACCCCATGAAGGTTCGACTCCTCTGGGCGGCCCCCGGCTCGCCCCTCAAGTGCGGCGAGGTCTACGACCTGGCGGACGGCGCCGAGCTGATCGCCGCGGGCGACGCCGAGAAGGCTGCAAAGGGCGTTCCCGCCCTGGCCGATCCGCGCCCGCAGCCTGAGGCCGCCCCTGCGCCCGCCGCAGACGCCGACGCCGACGACGCCTCAGCCGACGCTTCCGACGCCGACGCCGACCTCGCCGGCCTAGTCCTCGACGAAGACGCCTGAGCGCGCCGGATCCCGTGACCCCTTCCGCCGCCCGCCTGACCGCGACGACGCCCTCGGCGTCGATCGTGACCGTCGCCGAGCTGAAGTCTCACCTGCGGGTCGACTTCGACGACGACGACGACCTGCTGGACGACCTGGTCGAGGTCGCCCAGGGCTTTGTCGAGGGCCCGTCGGGGATCGGCCAGGCCCTGGGTCCCTCGACCTGGCGGCTGAGCCTGGACGGGTTTCCGGCGGACGGCGTGATCGCCATTCCGCTGCAGCCCGTGACGGCCGTCACCGGCGGGACCTGGCTGGACCGTAACGGGGTCGACCAGACCCTGTCTCTTTCGGCCCTGCGCATCGACCTCGACGCCCGCCCAGCCCGGATCACCCCGGCGGTCGGCGGCGACTGGCCCGACGCCGAGCCCGCCGTGGGCGCCGTCAAGATCACCTTCACCGCCGGTCCGGCCGAGCCGGACCCCCTGCTGAAGCGGGCCGTCCTGATGCTGGCCGCCCACTGGTACGCCAACCCCTCGGCCGTGGGCGACGGCTCGCCGGAAGTGCCCCTGGGCGTCCGCGAGATCCTGTCCCGCCGCGCCGTCTCCTGGATCGGATGACCGCCATGTGGATCGAGTTCCTGAAGGACTTCGACTGGGCCCCGGCCGGGGCGACCTGGCTGGTCGCCTACAAGGCCGGGATGCGCGCGAACGTCACGGCCGAGGCCGCCGCCGCGGCGATCGAGGCCGGCTGCGCGGTCGAGATCAAGGCCCCGTCGCGGGCCGAGGCCGCCGAGCTGGTCGCGGACCCCTTCTGGCGCGCCTGAGCCCGTGCGCAGTTTCGACCTGCGCGACAAGGTCCGGTTTGAGCGCCGGGCCGAAGTCGCCGACGGCTTCGGCAATTTCGAGGGCGACTGGCGCAGCCTGGGCGAGGCCCGGGCCAGCCTGAACCCCACGCGCGGCGGCGAGACCGTGATCGCCGGCCGGCTCCAGGGCAAGGCCAGCTGGGACCTCTGGGTCCAGTCCTCGGCCCTGACCCGCAGCCTGACCCCGGGCGACAGGGTCGTCGATGTCCGGGATCCGCGCCGGGTCTTCAACATCCGCTGGAGCGGCGACCTGGACGGCGACCGACGCTGGCTGCTGGTCCAGCTCGAACAGGGGGTCGCCGAATGAAGGACCCCAGCCTTCCCGTCCAGGCGGCCGTCTACGCCGCCCTGACCGGGTCCGCCGCCCTGGCCACGGCCTTCGGCGACGCGCCCCGGGTCTACGACCGGGTGCCCCAGGACGACACCGGCCGGGTCACCGCCGCCTTCCCCTACGTGGCGATCGGCGAGGACCAGGTCACCTCCGAGGCCGACGCCTGCCACGACGCCAGCTCGATCTTCGTCACGGTCCACGTCTGGAGCCGGGCGGTCGGCAAGGTCGAGGCGAAGACGATCATGGCCGCCGTCTGCCAGGCCCTGGACGTCAAGCTGACGGTCGCGGGGTTCGGCGTGATCGGACACGCGGTCGAGACCGGCCCCCAGCACCTGACCGACCCCGACGGCCTGACCAGCCATTCGGTCGTGACCTTCCGTTACCGCCTGGCCCCCGTGGCCAATCCCTGACCCTGGAGAGACCCTAATGGCCGACGTCGGCATCATCGAAGGCGAAAAGCTGCTGATCCTGATCGGGGACGGCGCCGCGCCCGAAGTCTTCACCCACCCGTGCCTGATCAACACCACGCGCGGGATCACCTTCGTGACCAACATGACCGAGACGGAAGTCCCGGACTGCGCCTCGCCC